TCAAGGGTACGGAAGATACTGCAGATGATGCTTTACTACAGCAAGGTGCTTTAGGCACTACGGTACGCACACTGCGTCAGGCATACTCTAACAATGGCATCCCTATCAATGAGTCAGAGATTTACAAGAAGGCTATCCAGGCTACACGTAGCCCTCAGGCGCTACAGAATATCTTGAACGTAACCAAGCAACAGGCCCAGGCACTCTTCCCAGCATTCAAGGATTTGATTGCACAGGGTGCAGATGTGGCTGACTTGGTATCACCGTATGCAAGCGTATACTCACAGATTTATAACAAGCCAATCTCACAACTTAAGCCATCAGATTTCTATGATGTTGCAGCAGGAGATAAGCCAATCTCTCCAAGCGATTACAAGAAGTCTTTATACGCACGACCAGATTTCAAAGATACTGATACATACAAGGATAAAAAACAAAGCGCACTTAGTGCCATTGTTCGTGCATTCGGAATTGGACCTGCATAATGGCAACTAAAGCACAGATAGCAAAAATACAAGCAGACCTTAAAAAAGCACAAGCCGACCTAAAGAAGGCAAATGCTGCCGCTGCTAAGAAACCAGTAGCACCAACATCAGGTGTTATTCCAGGTTTTAAGCCAGCAGTAAATATGCCTACCCCAGCAGCCCAGCCAGATGAGCCAGGATTTGTTGGACCAGTTGCGCCTACATTTCCAACTCGCGCAGCAAATGACTACTTAAACCTAGGAGCATTAGGTGGCCCAGGTGCTGGAATGGTTGCTGGTTTCGGCGCTGCTGGTGCTAACACAGGTGGTAACAACCCACCAGCACCAACGCCTAAGCCTTCTGAAAAGTATGCAGGTTTAGTTGCCCTCCTAACATCATATGGCATTGACAAGATTGCCGATATGGTTGACAAGGTTATTACAGATTTTCCTGAAGCAGACGGTGAGGAGATACTTAATCTCCTGCGCTATGACCAGCGATACAACAAGCCATATATGGAACGCTTTTCTGGTAATGCTACAAGGCTTAAGAACAAGATGCCACTGCTTGATGAAGCCACATATCTTCAGCAGGAAATAGGATACTCCAAGACATTTAAGTCATATGGTTTAAAAAACCTAGACAATAGCAATCAGTATGCAAAGTTAATCGGAGCAGATATATCCATTGATGAAGCCACTGAAAGAGTTTCTCTTGCTTACGACAGAGTGCTCAAGGCAGACAAAACAACTCTTGATTCATTCCGAAAGTTCTTTCCAATGTTGGGTAATCAGGATTTAGTAGCAGCAATGCTCGACCCTGAAGAACAACTCCCAGCCCTTGAACGTAAGGTTCAGTCTGCCGAGATTGGTGGAGCAGCACTTCGCCAGGGCCTTACATCAGAACTCGCAGATACAACTGCTAAGTCTGCTATGTATTCAAATGTACAGGCTGGAACAGTTGGCGCTGGAACACTTGAAACCGCTGGAGTAGCACCCGCTGTCGCAGTCACAAAGTATCAAACTATCGCTGCCGAACTTCCAACTATGGAAAAACTTAGTTCTATCTACGGCTCAACTATGGAGCAGTATGGACAACGTGAAGCAGAGCAAGCAGAACTACTAGGACTTGCATCTGCAAAGCGCAAGAAAGAAAGCCTCACTGCTCGTGAGAGAGCACAGTTTGAAGGCAGTTCTGGAACAGCAAAGGGAAGCCTAGGAAGAACAAACCAAGGCCAGTTCTAAATAGAATCCTGAACGGACCCATCGGCCCCGTCAGCGTACTAGACCGATAGCAAGAGCCAGACCACTCCCCCGATTGGAACCTGAGGCTTGCGACTACTACAAATAGAAGGGTGGAAAGTTGCTATGAGCAACAACTACTGGGATGAAGAAGACGATGACTTGGACACAGAAGTCACTGGCAATATGGATGGAAGCGACCTCTTAAAGAAGTTGCGGAAAGCCAAGCGTAATGATGAGAAACGAATCAAGGAACTCACCGACCAATTGGATTCATTATCCAAGGTTCAACGTGAGAGAACCGTCAAGGAAGTCCTAGAAAAGAAGGGTGTCAATCCTAAGGCTGTACGTCTAATCCTCAAGGACATAGATGATGTTAACGAAGAATCAGTGAATAACTGGCTCGACGAAAACGGAGACTTGTTCGGATTAACTAAGCAAGAGGAAGCCCCTAAAGTAAACGAGATGGACCGCGCTGCATTACGTCAGCAGGACGTCGTTACACAGGGTGCATACACACCTGACCGAGCAGAAGACCTAAACCTACGCCTCGATAATGCTGAATCAGCAGAAGAGATTTTGAGTTTACTTCGCTCACAAGAATAACTAATCATAGTTTCTAACTACAAAAGGAAATATACCTAAATGGCAAACGCATACACAGGAACAGGGTCCTCCTCTCTCGGAGGTACCGCTGGTGCTGCTGGTTTAGTTCAGAAGGCTTATGACCGACTTCTTGAGTTCGCACTTCGTAGCGAACCACTTATTCGTTCAGTAGCCGACAAGCGCCCAGCACGTCAAGCAATCCCTGGCTCAACAGTAGTTCTACAGCGCTACGTTGACCTTTCAACAGCAACAACAGCACTCACAGAAGATACTGACCCAGATTCAGTAGCAATGTCAACACCAACATCAGTTACTATTACTCTTGCAGAGTACGGTAACTCAGTTCTAGTAACTCGTGCACTTGAGTTGTTCTCACTTGCAGATGTTGACCCAGCAATTGCTAACATCATTGCATTCAACCTAGCAGATTCAATTGATTCTATTGCTATGACAACCCTACGTGGTGGCTCAAACGTCATCTACTCAGGTTCAACAGCAACATCAACAGCAACAGTTACTGCTGCTGCAACAATCTCATCTGCAAACCTTCGTCGCGCAGTTGCAAAACTCCGCGCTAACAAGGCTACAGGTCGCAAGGGTTCACTTTACTGGGCTGGTATCCACCCAGAAGTTTCACACGACCTCCGCGCTGAGACAGGTTCAGCAGGATGGCTTCTTCCTAACCAGTACGGTTCATCACAGGACCGCATCTGGGCTGGAGAAATCGGACAGTACGAGGGTGCATACTTCGTTGAGTCTCCACGTCTCTACTCAGCAACCGACGGTGCTTCATCTGCAAAGGTGTACCGCACAATCGTTGCAGGACAGCAAGCAATGGCAGAAGCCGTTGCTGAAGAGCCACACGTAGTCATCGGACCAGTAGTTGACAAGTTGATGCGTCACCGCCCAATGGGTTGGTACGGCGTACTCGGATTTGCTCGCTACCGCGAAGAGGCACTCTTCCGCATTGAGTCAGGTTCATCAATCGCTTAGTTGATTGACGGGTGGGGCTAGGGAAACCTAGCCTCATCAGTAAGTTCATTAAGGAGAACTATGCCAACGTACACATTCAGACCACCAACGGTGGAAGAAGGACCTGCAGGTGGACATCGCCTGTTCTACTTCTACAAGTTAAAGCGTGGCATTACTGTTGTCAAAGATGGTGCTACCTATTCGCAGATACGCTATTCAGTAGATGAAGACCTCAATGAATATGATGTTGTTTATCGTGGTGGCTATAACCACACAGTAGATGAGGCAACTAAGGCAGAATTGATTGCTGCTAATATCGGAGTTACAGAAGAAAACTTCACAGTACAGTAGGGGACAAAATGAATTTACACCAGAAACAAAAACATCCTGAGTATATAGAGGGTTGCTTTGGTTGCAAAGTAGGAACTCTTGAACTAGGAACTGGTGATGCAACTAGAGACGTTTCCGACAAAAAATGGACTTCTGAGTTGCAGTCATACCGAGATGCAAGAAATCAAGGTATACAGCCAGCGGGTACTACACGTGCCCACGTAGAAGCAGCATATGAAGCGTCAGTAACATTGGGTAAGCCATACGATGCAAACACAATGCCAAAGACAAAAGATATAAACAATAAGACAACCGAAGCACTCAAACATATAGGAGCAATCTAATGCCAAAAGTAGGAATGAAGGAATTTGCTTACACACCTAAGGGTATGGCTATGGCAAAGATGGAAGCCAAGAAGACTGGC